ATATAATGCTCACATTGCTGGATCAGTTTATAAAACTCTGATGCCAGTGCCTGCGGTGCTGGATAATGGGGTTCGCCCTGAGAACTGTCAATCTCAATAACAGCATTAGGGTTGGCCCAGTCCTGTTCCAACTGTCCAATGTCTTCTACACTGCCTAAAGGTACTAATAGCTTTAAACCAGCTGATGCCTGCGCATGGGACAATGCTAACGACCATAGTTTGTTCAACAGTCTCTGCATTGGCCGCGCCCGCGAAACGTCTGATTTTGGATAGGGTGTTTCTGTCCATATGTTGGGCAATGGAATGATTGGATAAATATCAGTATGTAGTACCGCCTCATATAAAACAATTTGACCCATAGTAGCGCACACTTTAATTCTTGATTGCTGTACCGGTATTACTTCATACTGACTTGATTCTACGCGTTCTCGGTTATCTTCAACAAATTGTATGTATTCTTCCTCATCAAAAATAACCTCTTCACCGGACTGCATATCAATAACGCGGTAATAATCAACCTTAATCTTATAATATCTTTCCAGTACCTGAAACTTCTCACGATGATATAGGTCACTATCCTTTACTTCCGCCGGAGTGAACACAGTAGATGAGTTCTTATTCTGGGCACTGGGATAATCTTCTTCATTGTAGGCATCAAGCTGTGAAATAATACCCGGAACCATTTCGCCGGACTCCTCATCAACTTGCGGGCCTAATTCAGGGTAGAGGTTAACGACTTGCTCACCAGTTAATATGGTAGAGAGAATGACGCCTTCAGCGTCGTCGTACCACCTGTTTCTGGTGGATGGAGAGACATAGACCCGAAAAGGGTTAACATAAGTGAACTTGACGTCACCTCTACCGAAATCTGATTCTGGGTCAATATAGGCATACATATAGCCCATGCCAGTGATAGCATAATCATGGATAGCTTCTTTTAATTGCCAATCACCTTCTGAGTTTTCCCAGATATAACTCATTATGGTACGCCATAGCGTAGCTAATTTCACATCAGAGTCCTCACGCGGGGTAACAGTAAACGCTGGAGGACGAGATGTTAATACTGCTTTAAATTTTTCTATTGCCGGCCCGATCCTGTCCATTGGAACGTCGGCCTGATTGCGGGCCTGTAACTCATCTGACTCATCACTGGTAAAATGGTTACCAAGAAAGAAGTCAATATCATAACGGGCTTCCGTGTCCCAGTCAGCCCTTGAGTCCCGCCACTGGCGGTACAATTCCTGATTATGTTCAGCTTTGCTGTCAGTCTCTAAGGGCATTACTGCTGTTCGTTTCCATAACGCTGTAATAAGGCTCTACCTTTTAAACCCTGTAATTGCATCGGAGGGTTTTCAGGATCAACGCCCAATCTATCATATAAAAATTCATCTCTTTCTTGCGCTGGTGTTTTCATCCGACCATAACTTTGAAGATAGGGGATTAAAATATTTAAATTCTTTTTAACGTCGCTTCCACTATAATTATCAGATGGCGCTCTCATTATAGGAGTTCTAAAACCACTTGGGTCTATTTCTATTGTCGGCATATTATACTCAGAACTGTCAGGGCTCTCAAAAAGAGATTCTCTTCTTTTTATTGGTCTTTCTGGATTTAGCTGTTCTAACCTTTCTGGTTCTACTCCTGTCCCAGCATTCAACAAGCGTAACTGCTCTAAAAGACTTAATGCTTTTAGGTCATTAGAACCCATGTCTTCTTCTCTAGCTTTTCGTAGGGCTTCATTATAAGCACCTTTTGGCCCCCAATTACCAGAAGGGACATCTCTTACTTCTCCACCTTGTTGATAGCCACCACCAAGCCTACGTTTCATTTCTAAAAACTTATCATACTCTTCATCGCTTTTCATACCGAGACCCTCCATCATCATTTTTCTATACTCTGGAGACGCTTCTCGTTCTTTTTTCTTTTCTTCTTCTCTTTTCCGATGCGCTTCAATTACTTTCCTTGACTTGCCCATTGTATATTCATGTTGCTCATATGGGCCCATATCTAGATACCCAGCTTTTTCAGCTTCAATAGCTTCACCATAATCTCCCCCTAGCATATTGCCAAGATCAATAGATGCGCGTGAGTGTTCTTTCGTCATTTGATCTTTGATTTTTCTTTCGCTCTCTTCAAACTCTCCATACTTATCTGTGCTCATATGGGATGTGTGCTTTATTTTCCAATTAGGCAAATTAATGTTTATCGCCGCATCTCTAGCTCCGGGTGTTCCATATCCATATAAAGTATCAAACTTAGCTTCTTCCAGTGGGAAATTATATTCTTCCGCTAAACCTTCTCTGGTGAACTGTCCTGACGGATTAAATCTTGAATCACCAGCTTCGGTCATTACATCACCTTGATATTTTTGATAGTTTTCCTGTAAAGACCCTAGATAGTCCCGAACACTGCGGCCTTCTTCAACTGGGCCACCATCCTGCATTTGGCGGGTAGCGTCTACTCTTTGCCGTACCGGGGAATCGGCAATGGGGAAACCGTTTGCTTCTGTTTTAACTGAAGTGTTATCCTGAGGCTGATGATTTACTAATGATGCTGAGACCATTAGCTTATTTAATGCACCATGTGCACCATCGGCATGATTTAGGAGTTCCATATTGTCAACGCCAAGAGCGTTAACTGATTCACGCCTGACAATGTATTCTCCGGGTTCTACGGCTATTTCTCTTTGTACTTTTTGTTGGGGGTCGTCTTGGTCAATTATATAGCCGGGGACTGTGTCGCCCATCGGATACTGTCGGAAATGTGGCATGCCCTTCATGTATTATGGCGTATTTTATAAAAAAATACTGAGGGTAAATTATAAAGAGGAAATTATATAAACAATATAATTTAAGAGGAGAAGCTAAAAAATCTTATATTATTAGAAAGTACGTGATCCTGTTATCCAATTATAAGTTTTTTTGAATGTAAATTCTCTTTTATCGTCCTTTTCCGAATTTATCTCATCTTTCGGTATTTTCTGCGATTTCGGGGCTCTGGAAAAATAGTCAGCATAGTAGAGGGCGTCCATGATATCATCGTTACGGGGCTTGGGGTGTTCAAACAGTTCATCAACCAATTCGGTCATATGTCTTTGCAGGTACAGCTTCTTGGAATTAACAATGGGCCCAATGGTTGTTTCCAGCCGATCTTCCTTCTTTATACGTGCCGGCGGCTTCACTCCCTTAAATATCCCCGGCATGAGTCTTTTCTCGTTGGCACTCATGCGGGTGACCATATCTCTTACCATTTCCTGAGCCGCTACTGTTTCAATAGTAACCCTTCGTACCGGTGAATACTTCTTCGCCAGCTCAATAATTTTCGGCGGTACATCAAATGTTGGTATCCTCTCGCGAAAGTATTCAAGAACGTAACGGTTATTGTGCGCATCTATACCCATAACCAATATAACCTGAAAGTCTGAGGTATCTGATGCTGTGGCCGCCAGATCAACACCGAGGTATACATTTATAGGAATTGCGTCATCACCTTCAATAATATAGTTAAAACCACTCTGATTGCTATAAACACCGTTATAATACTGGATTCTGTCTATCTTGAACGCGGCATTGGCAATATCGCGGGCATCGTTCATGTATTCCTGCGCAAACTTGTTTACCAGCCCCGCTTCGATGAACTCTCGCTTCTTGTGTTCCAGCTTCTCTACCGAGAACTGATCCGGCCAAATTGACTTACCATCTTCAATGGCCCTGTGGAAGACCACATCCCACGGATAAGTACGTCCATCCTTCATCGCTCGCTTGTAACCATCACATACCATTTGCAGGAAACTGTCATAATGAACAATGGTACCGGCCAACCATATCCACCCTTCATTACCCGGAGTCTCCTCTAGCGCAGGATATACCGTAGATACTACCCATTTCTTGATCTCCGACCTTCTTTCCGGTGTTTTCGTGTTTAACTCGGATTCAAAGTCATCAAGAACAATACCAGTGTATCTTACGTCTACCTCTGCCCGCCCCCTTAATCTCTGGGAAGTACCCTTGGCAATAACTCGATCACCCTTGGGAGTGACAATATCTTTCTCTGTCCACCTCTTACCGGCTCTTCCGCCGTCCATATTGCCAAAGTAGTACTTTATTTTTTTATTTACCTCGAAGTGACTTCTTAAATATTTTAAGTGATCAATGGATTGACTCTGCTCTTCTGAGACCCAAGCAACAAAATGTTGCTGATCTTCGCCAGAGAAGCATAGTTTGTACATAATAGCGGCTTTAGATAGTATTGACTTGCCGAAACCACGCGGCATGACAATACAGGTTCTACCTCCGGGTTTGGTAGAAATAAGCTTTTTTGATACATCGAAGTGAAAATTAGGGGAAGCGGACTTATTTATGAAATCTCGCGGTAAAAAGGCACGGCCAAAAAATACGAGATCATTATAAGCCTTAGAAAGTATCTCGTCCCGCTCGGCCATTACATTGGGCGGCGGTACTATATTAAAATTAGTTATATCCTCTTTCAATATAACTTTACTCTCAAAGACTTAGGATAGGAAATATAGTAAGGAAAAGCATAGTTAGTAGTATTATTATTATAGTATACAATCATTCTGTTGTCTCCGGTAATAAGCCCTGTTCAAAGGCTTTTAGCTTCTCTTTTGAGAAACCAGTGAATTCCTGTATTAAAGCTATTGATTCTGATTTCTTGTCGGTATTCAATAACCCCGATATCTTCATTAATGTCTCTAATGCCCTGAGCTTATCACCATCTCTTGCATTCCTGTTGTCAACGACATTCTTCATCTCTTCCAGTAAATAAGTCTTACTAATACCTAGATCGCCTAATAATAGCTCAACCTCTTTTTCTACCATAGTTGTTACCCTTTTTTTTCTTAATAGCGCTAAAGAACTGCGGTGCGCATAATCATAGTTGTTTGTCTCATAACAATTTAAGTAAGCCTGAGTGGGGTCAGCACCCATTGCTACCATCTTTGCAAAATTCTTCTCTCTAAAAGTAGCATTACCACCCTGTTTGTAATTTATAAAGCAATGCACCTTCTTAGCGGGCTCACCAGCAAGCTTAGTGTACTTACCAGTTGAAGCAATTCCCATCAAAGTCTTAATAAAATCGTTCTTTTTTTTACTCGGGGTACTAGTATCCTTCATACTCCACCTTTCAATGATCTGCATTATCTTACCATCATCTGACTTTATCCACTGCCCAACGATAGCACTGCGCCAATCTTCAATTACTTCCTCCTCAGGGTGCTTTTCGCGGAATTCAGCTTCATCACTGTATAAAGTGTACTCAACTCCCTTTACTACCTTTGAATGCACTATGCCTCAGCCTCCACATCCGTAGCATACATCAGTATCGGAACATCCAAATCGTCAATTATAACCAGCATCTGCATAATATACTTGTAATCACCGGAAGACCTGAACTTATCCGATAAATCCTTTAATATCTCAATGGATGGGCCCAACTCTAAAGATCGTTCACAATCGTACAAATCCATCTTAGAATATAAATAGCTTTAAAAATCTTTTCAATATAATACTTTCTACTTGACTTATATCACTTTATATAATAAATTCAATCGTCCGGTTCGGACGGTACTATAGTACTATATAGTACTAATAGTATTAGTAATAATAGTATTATTAATAATAGTACCCCCCCCTTTATACTATAGTAACTATAGTACCTATAGTAAGTTAATAGTACCATAGTAACTATAGTATCAATAGTACCGCCAGAAAATCTGGTTACTAATCCAAACTGCTAAATCCTTAATTTTTAGCGCAAATGATCAAATAAGCACCTCAGGCCATGTAAACGACATTAAAGACACGGCCTCTCTACTAATTCCAAAAATTTTAAAAAAATTATATGATTATGTCTGCCTCTCTTTTATAAAAGGGGGGCGCCGGTCTTTTCCAGATTCAGGTTGAGATTCCCAAGTTGAAAAAGTCATATCGAAAGTACATGAAAAACAGGTTAGAATATCCAAACCACAGCAATATTACCTGTTCTGGATTGTCGACAAGGAACTTATTTGAATCTCGAGCGTAGCATGAATTGCTTATTGACAATTCAATGCTTCGGCTTGCGCCCGTCCTCAGGGACAGCGGGCAATAAACGGTCATTTATGAGGTGCCCTTGACATATTATAGGTCAGTTAATCCTGATGTTTAAAATCCAGTTAGCCATATAATAGAGTTGAGCGCCGACCCAAATAGTAGCACCGTAATTATACAATAGGTACGGTATCTGTTGTATATTAAACAAATAAGGAAGGAAATAAAACAATGAGTAGTAATGGAATGCGGCAATACCTAAAGGATAATCCTGACAAGAGCTTAGATTCATTAATTGTTGAGCTACAGGAATTATCAGACAGTGAACCTGATTACACACCAGAACCAGAACAGGAACCAGTACCAGTGTTTGAACACACTGTTGCCAGTGTACCTGTATTTATTGAGGTGAGTGGTGAATATCAGAAGGTTAGTGACTTTCACGCTGTAAACCGGCAATTAAAGGATGGTACTAGTACAGTACCTGAAATATTGCACATTGCCAGAAATAGTACAGTTACTATTGGTATGGAACAGATTGAAGGCGTAGCGGATCAATTAGTTGAGTTAGGCTATGTAATCACTGGTAATGGTGAAATGAGGGGCAACAGGTGGCTGTTTGTTGAGTTAGAACACAGTGATCTACCTAACTTCGAGATTTCAGGTACTATGTTAGTACCTAAGGTCTGGATCGGTTCTAGCCATGATGGTACACTAGCCATGAAAAGTACAGTAAAGGTAGTAGATACTGTTTGTCTAAATACTTTTATGATGAACGCTACCAGTGATTTGCTGTTTAAAACCAAACACACCAAGAACGCAGACGCGCGTATAAAGGATTATGAGCGCGGATTACGTGAAACAGGTGAGTTACTACAGCAATATTATAAATCTGTTGTAGAAATGGCAAATACACCATTTAGCGGGCGAAATACTGAAAAGTACTTTGCGCAGGTGATAGGTGCTGAAAAGAAACCTAGAACTAAACGTACAAATGGTGAGAAATACCAGACATTACCGGAATACAGCGGTAAACATAAAAACCAGTTAATCCAATTGCAGGATTCTTGGATATCCGGTGAAGGTCAGGTTGATCGAGGTGAGAACGTCTGGAGGCTGTTTTCCTCAGTAACTGATTGGTGTGACCACCATGAGGCAAATGAGAAAAACAGGTTGCAAGGTAGTCACTTGCTTGGTAATAGGGCGCGACAAAAGCAAAAAGCTTTTGATCTTGCGCTTGGTTACACTAAATAACAGTAAAAACAACAGTGAAAAAAAGGGCCGGTCTTCGGATCGGTCTTTTTTTTTATCCATTTTTTTATTTTATATGAACAATTCACGTAAGTAGCGGACTCAAAATATATATTACACCTATAATTCACGTAAGTATACCACATTACATATATTTTACCTGTAATTCACGTAATTAGATCAATTATTAGTGTATTTTATAGTAATAATTCACGTAACTAGACCGCTTGCGTGTATACATGTATAATAACTACAAATATAATCAATCGCTTTAATTTATATTATTCTATAATAAGCCCGTACAATAGAACGCACAAGGCAAGGTAATTTTATTTTATTTTTATGGGAACTTTTCACCATTTACCTAGTATACATGACATAAACAAAAACCAAAAGAGAGAAACCAAATGTTAAAAATATCTAAAATGTCAGGCAAGCTGGAAGGAATACCAGCAATAAACACAGATACCACGACAAATGAATTCTGTAAGAAAATGTTTAACTCTAAAAAAGAGGATTTAATTTGTCGCTCTTGTTATTCTTTTAAAATGTTGGAAACTTTCCGCAAAAACTGTGTTCCAGTATTTCAGGAAAACGGGCGCATTTTGAGCGGTGCTGTAATTCCTGAGAATGAATTACCATTCATAAATTCCGCAGTTTTCAGGTTCTCCGCTCATGGTGAACTCATAAACGAAACACATTTGGTAAATTTAATGAATCTTGTAAAACGTAATAAACTCACAACTTTTACACTATGGACTAAGCGGAAAAACTTAGTGAATAATTACTGTAAAAAGTACGGTAAGCCCGAGAATGTGATCTTTATCTACTCTAATCCATATATAAATACTATAGCTAAACTACCTGAATATTTCGATAAAACTTTTAATAATGTTAGCGAAGATAAGCCAGAAATTAATTGCCATATGAAATGTAAAGATTGTCTGTTATGCTACACTAAGAACGACACGGAAACAATAATTGAAAAGGTAAAATAATATGTCTATAGTAAAAATTGGTAACTCGATCTTGACCACTCCGTGCAGTAAGGTAACCGAAGATAACTACACGAAATATTTGAGTAAGTTTTTGATACGTAGTATTCCATACAGGAAGCACGGACAGGGCATAGCGTCTAATCAGGTTAATTTACCATACAGGATTTGTTCTGTAAAAATAGGTCAAGTTTGGAAAACATTCATAAATCCTGAAATTATAAAATATTACGGTGAATCATTTATAAATAATGAGCGGTGTTTGTCAATACCAAAAAAGGATTTTAACGTCAATAGATTTAATAGTGTAGACATTGTATACCGTGACACTAATTTCATTGAGCATACGGCAAAATACAGCGCCCTGACGGCTATTGTACTTCAGCACGAACTGGATCATCTAGACGGTGTACTAATATCAATGAAAAATAATTAAAATAATCGGGAACTTTTCAGAGATTGGAACATATAAATAATATAATAAAGGAAGGAAAATAAAATGAAAGTAAATAAAATAGATTACCACCGTAACGGTATTTGTGGCGCAGGCTTTTTCGTGGGCCTTATTGAGGACGAAGATAAGAGTACTAAGTTATTTGTACACTTTCCTGACCACGATAAGGATGGCTATGTGAAGAACGGTGACAGTGTGATGACGGCAATATTAGACGCTGACCTAGTAGGTGAGCATGTAACCGAATTCTTTGAGAATAGTTGGCGCGGAGATCACTATCATGATCTAGTAGTAGACAAGATCATGAAAGACCAAAAAGATGATGAATAAAATGAAGAAGTACAGGATGCAATTCTATTATGAAAGTGAGTGCGAAGCTGAAAGTTCTACTGATGCTACCTTTAAATTAGTACCGGAACTAGAGAACTGGTTAGGTGATAATAAAGTGGTATTTGAAATCAAAAAGTCAAATTTGGATAAATCGTGAAAAATAAATTTCTCGACGGTAATAAAAAAAGTTGGGAACTTTTTGAAACCTAGTGCGTATAAGAAGCATGAAACGTAAACAAAAAAAGGAGAAAAAAATGAAAAATAAATATCCATATGAAGTTTTACTACTAGGTAAGGGCGCACCTAGCTGTCATGACTTTTATAGTGATCTTGAAAATTGTGAAACTGATGGTGAGATGAACTGGTGGGAGGAAAAAACACCACTTCAAGTTATTGATGCAATAAAAGAAATGCACAATAGATATAATGAAGGCTCAGGATGGACTTGGGCGGAAGATGAGAATGCTAAAGAACAACAGAAACCACTGAAGAGATTACTTGCACATGCCAACAGACAATATAAAAAACATTACAGGTAATAAAAATAAAATGGAACCAACCGGATTTGAGATAGTACCATACTACATGGAAACAAATAATAGAAAGGAAAACCAAATGAAGAAAGTTACAAAAGAAATGATTGTTCAATATCTTGATGTAGATGTTGGCGCGTGCCGTATGTCAAAGGAGGATTTTTGTGAACAGATAGCAACTATACTAAACAATCCTACAAAAGAAAGAAAACACTGGCTTAAAGAAATATCAGAATATTATTCTGAGCGCAATATTAATATATGGCAACAATAAAAGGAGAAAACCAAATGAATAACGATAGACATACAGTATGCCCAAAGTGTGAATTCGAGTGGCAAGAGTTATTGGTTGATGATGGTGAAGAATATATACCAAACCATTACTGTTCAGCAAAAGCACCTCTTGATAATGGTGAGGACTCTTGGGTAGAGGATGGAGAAGTAAAATGAAAACAAAATCACAGATAAGAGAAACAATAGATGACTGTAAAAAGTCTATTGAGGAAATGGAGAAAATTGACAATCATGAGGATTTTCTTGTATTTCAAGGTTGGGTAGAGGCACTTGAGTATGTACTCGGAGATGATTCTTACAACCTCACTGATAAGGAAAAGAAAGCACTGCGGGACTTTGAGTGTAATACTGAAAAAGAAACTGGTGTCAGTATGCTCAGTGGCGGTTTTGCAATAGCTAAGGTATATGATGAGGATGATTACTGGGATGAGAATAAGGATGAGGTTCATGAATTTTACAAAGTACAGTTAAAGTGGGGTGTGCAGAGTGATTGCAGTGATCGGGTTACTACAGAATATTACCGCCTGTACAAAAATACACTCAGGTTTGAAACATTATGAGTAAAGCAGTAGTTACTTGCAGTATCTGTACTGGCGACTTCGATCTCGATAGTGAGGGCGGAATTACTGGTGACTTAGGTATACTTCCGGTTGCCTTCTGCCCCACGTGCCTAGCCGGTATAACTGATATGGTAAGCCAGTTAATGGGCGAAGAATGAAAAAGATTACACTAAAGATTGATGATGATGTGCTAGGTAGACTAAGAAGTGATATCAGTATCAAGATGATGAGTGGTAATTACGCAGGCACTGCAAACCTTTTCATAAAGAAATTAATTGATCACATAGATGGTGGGAACAAAGAGTGGCACTGTAAGTATAAGAATAAAAAGGAGAAATAAAATGGAAATAGATAAGGAATTGGCACAATATATAGCTGATTATATAAATGAAGAGATGGATCGTTATAATAGTTGGATTGATAGCGATACTATTATGAATGCGGTGGATGCTTTTGATGGGGGCGCTAGGTAATGGACTTAGAAACGGCTATAAGTATAACTAGAGAGGAGTACCGGATTTTGGAAATTGACGATCTGAAACTACGTGAGGATGAACGGCACAAGCTAATGATGCGAGTGGTAGATGTATGTGAGTACGGAAATTTAGACGATTTAAAAAGATTAAATAAATTACTGGAAGATAATAATTTTGCTAAAAAGAAATAAGATGACAGGGACAATGCAACTGGAATTAAATAACGATATAGGGGTTGTTTAAAATGGTTGACTGTCCCTGTCTAAGGAGTGCTGAGTGATCGAAATAACCTGTATCGAATGTGGGCATAAATTTAGTAAATTCAGGGGAGACATGGATGAGCGCACCTGTAATATATGCTTCGAAAAACTTGACCGAGACATGCAACGCGAGGTCGTTGCTAATCTTAATTATAGAGACAATAATAACAAGAAAAGGAAAAATAAAATGGAAACAGTAAATCGAGTAAGAAAAACCCATAACTATGGTATGTTTGGTGTAGTAGACGGCAATAGAACAATAAACCAAACGCACGTAAGAGCGTTGAAGCAATCTATTAGTAAAGAACATATTCCTACACCAATTATCGTTAATAGAAAGTACGAGATTATTGATGGGCAACACAGGGTAGAGGCTATCAAACAGTTAGGTAAGCCAGTTTACTTTGTGGTAATAGATGATCTTGCGGTAAATGATGTGAAACGCTTAAATACGATTGGGCGAAACTGGACAGTAAAGGATTTCATGAATCTTTACATTAAAGAAGGTAATCAAAATTATATAGTCTATCGGAATTTCTTAGACAAATATAAATTTAACCATAATGAAACCCTGACCTTACTGGGCAACATGAAAACCGCTGGCGGTACGCAGGGAAAGATTTTCCGCGATGGTGAGTTTGTGGTGCACGACTATAACCGCGCGGTACGAAATGCTGAGAAAATCCTGATGGTAAAGGACTATTACGATGGCTACAAGAGAAGATCATTTATACATGCATTACTGAATTTATTTGATAATCCAAAATATGATCACGATAAATTCTTGAGAAAGCTAAAGTACCAGTCGGTTAAGCTACAGGATCAAACCAACTTTAAACAGTACCTTCAGTTGATTGAAGAAATATACAATTACAAAACAGTAGAAAAAAACAGGGTAAGGTTTTACTAAACAACTGATGGAAGGGGGCAAACAGTCTCATGATTACAATAGCTAACTGGATCAGTAACTTGATGATATTTTCCACTGCCATCTTTCTTTTGGCGGTGGGAATATTTATCTTGTACGTGATTATTAGTACATTATTCAATAGATAAAGGAGAGATAATGAATAAAATAAAGAATAGAATAGTACCGCCGGTTTCTAACGCTGAGTACGAAATAAAATTCGACAAAAGACCAACAGAGTTCAGCGCATTAACCATTTGGGCAATGCCGGATGAACTAAACTTCGCCGTCCAACAGCTTGAGGATTCTAAAAGGGCTTACTGCATTGAACACCACTCACCTAATGATGGCAGGGTCAGGGTATGGTCAAAATCTTTCACTGGATTTAACTGGTATAATGGAAAGTAAAATACATAAGGCACTCAAGTTTCCGTACATGATTAGTGTACCTGATATAAATGAGTCACAGTGGACTACATGGCTGATAAAAACACCTGAAGATGAGGCTGAGCTTGATAAATATTTCCCTGAGTTCTTTGAGGATAAGCCTAAGATTATAAGGAAATATAAGGATAAACCTAAAGATGTTAAGATGGTGGCTGATTATTTTAAAGAAAAAGGAGTTGTAGACCCTGAGGGCAGTGCTGAGCTATTCTATGCTCACTACGAATCGGTAGGTTGGTTTAAGGGCAAGGCAAAGATTAAGAGTTGGAGAATGTGTCTAAATAGTTGGGATTTTAAGAAGAAGGGCGATGTACAGGCAGAACAGGTAAGCAGACTGCCAATGTATAAACTGGAATGCTTAGAGTGTGGATATGCATCAGAGACAGACCGGAAGGATACACGCATGGTTTGTAGACGGTGTAAACATAGACCTCTAATGGTTGTAACAAATTTAATAAAATAGTGTGGAACGGTATAGTTATCCGGTTGATATGTTTATGAGATTACCTAGAACAGATAGACTTGATTACTGCTATGAATTGGATATGAATCATCAATATTATGAAGAGGATGGAAATAACAGAGAATTGATAGATATAAATTACATACCAATTCGTTATTCTAGTGATATACCTAAATTATTAGAACGTAAGCCACCGGAGAAACCTGTAGTGGAAAAAACATATAAGCGCAGAAATCAACTATGTGTATTAGTAGTGAACGATAGGTGGTGTAGGAAGTGGGCGCGGGAGTGTACGTGTAGGGCATGTATAGATGATCTACTAAAAAAGCGTAAAGAAATGTATTATAAGGGTAAATTTTTTCATAAAAATAAACCTAAAAGTAAAACGGAACTTTTTTAATGGAACGGCGTTGTAATAGTATGAAAAGAATTAATAAAGGGACTTGGTTGATCTGTAAACGTGGTATGTGGGCAGAGTCACCAGTCAGACTGCGGTGGAAGATCGCCCTGACTGTTCCGAGTCCCCGTTTATATGAGCCTCTCCTCGGAGAGAACCGAGAACTGGGCGAGATTCCGGACTCCACCTTAATAACAAACCCGAGGCTCATATGATTGTTTTTCTATTTATTTTGTTTGCCAGTTGTGTTGTCATTTACCCGCTTGGCTTTTACTTGTGTTATTACCATGACGAGGTTTGGGTAACGATAGCTACGGTTGGCAAGAAATTTAGAATACAGGAGAAGAAATGAACTATATAATTGGCGGAGATATATCAGACAAAGATTGCCCTAAGTGCGGAGAGTCATTGTTATGGCAAGAGTATGGTAAGGGTGATGTTTCTGAATATGGATTACTTTGTGAAAATTATTATAATTGCGAGGGGTATGAAATAGTACCCGAAGAGATATAAATGCAGGGGCACTCCCATCACTCACAACTAAAATGGGAACCTCCTTTCCTAGCTACCGGATGTCCCTGCATAAATTTGAGGAAACGAATATGACAACAGACGTATATTTAGACGATAAAACAGGAAGCATACCGGCAGTAGAAGTTGATATTATCTTAGTTCTTGCCGACTATGAGGGTGCTAATCTTGAAGCACCATCAGCGAGGAGAGAAATTGCACGTGCTGTGCATAGTATGCTCTTGGCGAAGAATTATGCTATACGGCAAAAACAAGGTAGTGGAACTTGATATGTACATTGATTACTGCCCTACATGTACGACCGATAAAGATGACCCCATCCTACTAAAATCATATGGAGAAGCATATAAAGATATAATGTCGTCCACCGTTAAAATGGAATGGTTCATGAAATGTCCGAGGTGTGAACAACTATTTGACGGTGGCGATCTATACATAGAGAGAGAACATGGACTTAAAAGCAGAAGTGGTATTAAAGAATCTTAGAAAAGAGATTAAGAAGATACGTGACCGCAATAGGAAGATGAAAAACCATCCCTATGCAGAGAATACAATGGTCATGATCGGCTTAATGAGAGCAGTAGAGATAGTTGATGGACTGCGCAATGAAGAGATGGAGAAACTGATAGACTGGAGAGAGGAACAAAAGAGGATTGTTTCCAATTGAAAGTAAATCCAAATAATATTAAATTAATTGCTATGAATTGCATCCCAAATAGTACCTTCCTTTCTAATTGGGATCAAATGCGGGGTAGGTTTTTTGGTTTTCCAACCCCGCGCTTTTTTTAATTGATAAGACGGAGAGACAATATAAAATAAAATGATTGATGTAGTAGACCTATACGATAACTACATACTTGGTTTACGCGATAAACACTTCCATAAGCGTTACATGGGTAAGGAAGATTGGTACCATGCATCAGGTGCCGGAATGTGTATGCGTAAGCATTATTTTCAGAGTGTTGCTAAGGTTGAGGGCAGTGATAAAGACAGTAATACCATGCGCCTGTTCCGTCTTGGTGACCTTGTACATGAGGACATTCAATTCGCCTGTCAGGAATACGCTCGTAAGAATGGCAGTGCTATCTACGTAGAAAAAGAAATAGAAGTACCGCGCCTAAATGTACGCAGTTTCATTGACCTGATGATGATTGACGACAACATTTTGTATGACATAAAGACATGTAATGACTGGTCATGGAAAAGTATGTTTGGTAAGTATGGTAGCGGCGGTAAGCCAAAAGATAATTACTGCTATCAGTTAGGCACCTACGGACTATACTTTAGGGAACAGGGACAGGATGTTGATGGCCTCGCGTTACTATTTTATAATAAAAATAATTCTCGAATGAAAGAGGTGGAAGTGCCACTGGAATACATAGATCGCGCTGAGGACTATTGGAATATGCTCGCCGATTTTATTAATGATGGTATTCCACCTATTGATTTTGGAACATCACCGGTTGAGGAGTGGGAATGTAATATAAAATACTGTTCCTATTTCACAGAATGCGGTGGTGGAATAAGTGGTAGAAAGAAAATAAAAAAGGAAACAGTGATATGAACGAAGAACAACAGCCTGACTGGGATAATATAAATAGAGGAAAAGTCAGGCATTTCTTTGCGCTTGAACTATATAAGTACAAGCTAAGGAATGGCGACAAGGCTCATCTAAAGCCTACAGAAATAGGTACCATAGAAATGTACGTTGAGTATGTTATGCATGGTGCCGACTTTAAAGAGGCAGTAAAGGAAAAATCAGCCCTAGCATTGATGAGCAGAAAAGAATGTGAAGATATTATCACAGCACGGCTACGTGATATTGACAGCATTACAGCTGAAGAACACACTAAGGCGATCATACACCTTGAGGCCAATGGTCTGAAAGATAACGACCTAAAGCCAGTTCTTGAAGCGTTGGATGCCGGTAAGATACATCAGGGCAACCTGAAAGCCTCAATTGATAAGATTGATGACATAAAAAGTGAATACGATAAGGAGTAATAATGGGAATAGCATTAGAACATGATAAAAAAATAGACGCGCTAACATGGCGAGTCAGTGAACTGGAAGAAAAGGTAAAGATATTGGCTATCGCCGTTATTACCAATGGTGGTATTGATATACCTGAACCCGAGCCGGTTGAAGAAGATGTAGAATATGAGGATGAAGAGCTTGAGGAAGAAGTGGTGGAAGAAGAGGAAGAAGAGGAAGAAGAATGGAGAGAGCCTATTGAATTTGAAGAGGAAGACGAAGAAGAGGAAGAGGTGGTAGTTAAGAAGAAGCCTAAGAAAAAGGTAAAGAAGAAGCCAGCACCAAAAAAGAAGGTAAGAAAAAAGGTTGTTAAAAAACCTAAGGTTGTAGTACCGCGAGAAACAGAAGTTACTATACCTAAAGACCCAGCCAAACCAAAGCCGGTGAAAAAGCCTGAGGTAAAGCGGATAGAAAAAGAAGAGAAGAAAGATAAGGTTGATACACTACTGGACAGTTTCTTTAAAAGGGGACGTAAATAGTGAACGATGAAATTATAAAACTGATTGCTGAGCGGATTGAAAAGGGTAAGGAAAAGTACCCTGACGAAATCCCTGAGTCTGACGATCGAAACTTCCTACAAGAAGGTGTTGAAGAAGCACTTGACATGAGTGTCTACTTGGCCGGTGAGCTACTGCGACTGAAGAAACTGAAGAAGAAATTACTATCCAAAGAGCATAAGAAAGATGATGATGGTAAAGATGTCTTTAAGAATCTATTCGGTAAGGATTATTGATTGACTGATTCACCAGCTTACTATGACCTCTCCGGCGATTCAGGTGGGGGCAAACTTCCAGCTGGTAACTATGAAGCGATTATTGTAGACATGAGTATAGTTACCGATATTAAGTGTGGAGTATTTATAGCCGATGTATTTAAACCTGTTTATAGGGTCACTGCCGGAGACCATAAGCACATGGAAGTAACAGATAATGGTATTTTCAGGTATAAACAGGTTGACGGTTATGAATATGAATCCAATAAGAACTGGGGCTTCGCTAAGTTTATGCAAATACTTGGTATGTACAATAAAAAAGATGGTAGGGTAAACTTGCCCTACATTACAAAGAATGATGTTTCTCAGAAACTGGTACGCATAATGGTGTGGGATAAGTCATTCATAAATGAAATCAGTGATCGCATAAGTTATCCAGTTGCCCGGGCTATATCATTGATAAATGAGGTACCATTCTAATGACTAATAAAGAAATAGAAGAACGCTTAAAAATATTAGAACAGCGGATTGTTAACCTTGATGCAAAGTTTATGGGTCAGATAGCAGTAACTAAAGATAGGAACATACTGACAAATGATAGAATAAATGAATTGTTAGAAAGAATACAATACCTAGAAAAGGAAATAAGAGAATAATGGATAAACAGGATATTATAGGACATGCCCTGATCAAGTTTAGTGAAGCGGAAATAGATTTAATATTGACTGCACTATATAACACTGAGAAACTCAGTATACCAAGAGTAAAGTCAAAATGGAAACGACCCTATACGAACCTAATAAAAGAATTACTGCATATAAAGGAAACGATTGAAAAAGAAAAAGAGAGACAGCAATGAAAAATCCTACAGCTACAAAAAAGAAAAAAAGACCAACCGTAAAACAACTTGCCGGTGATGTCGAAAGCCTTTGGAGTGGTATGATGTACTTAGACAAAAACCTGACTGCGATACAGAGATACTTTGAAGAGTACCTAATCATGAAAGATGACGTTGAACCATTCATGGAACATTTTGAAGGTCGTATAGAAGATGCGAGAAATAAAAAAGAAAAAGGAGAAGACAATAATGAGTAAAAATAAAAAAACAGATCAAGAGAATAAAATCCAAACTAGCATTCTAATTGATAAATCAATAGCTGATGGTCTAAGGACAATATCAGATACACTCCATCTGGGTTTTGTATCTAATAACTTTCTAGACTATGAAAGAAACACAGTTGATGGTCTTTATGCTGTAGCGGGAGCAATAGGAGAAGTTGCGAAGGCTATTAATAAAATAGCTGAGTTGGAGGAATCTAAAGAAGATTTTTTTAAATAGTGCGAAAAAATCCAAAGAACATACAGGAAGATACTGTATCCGCCAAAGACATATCTATATGTGTAGATGATACACATCCTGTTATAGGTTATGATGGCAAGGTGAATGAAATAGCAGAAATCAATTTTTGCTGGGTAAGCGGTGTAATGATGATAGTTACAAAAGATGGTAATATGGATAATATCCACTATATGGAAATTTCTCCGAAGAAACAGCACCTTACAGCTCTGCGTGACTATTTAAACTTTTGTTTATTAGATTTTAATAAATGAAAAAAAATCCAAATAATATAAGGAGGGGTAAGCGTAACCGTCAGCGCGGTGCTGAACTGCAACGGCAGGTGGTACGCATGGCTAAGGAATTTAAGCTAGATGCTTATAACCGTGATCGCGGCGGAGCCCAGCATGAAAAGGGTGATGTTGAGATTGAAGGAAAATATTATGGGTGTAAGCGCCGCAAGAGTATCGCCAGATGGGTGAAGCCAGAGAAGCAGGAAAGTGGTGTAGTGATACGAGGCGATAGGGAAGACCCCTTTATGGTAGTACCGCTGGAACAGTACATGATGTTACTATCACTAATAAAAAAAGAATTATGATAACCTCTTTAAGCGATCGTTTGGTTGGTATTAGATGGTTGTGCTAGGGGGTTATCAAAACTTGAATCATAAACAAAGTGAAAAGGAGTAAGTAAATGGCTTACGAACATGAAGATGGAACAGCAAGCCTGTTTCAAAATGACTATAAAGAAAATGGCGACAAACGTCCTGACTATACTGGTAAAGGTAAAGTTGATGGCGCAATGAAAGAGTTCGCATTGTGGAAACGTGAGACAAAAGCTGGAAAGACTATGCTTTTTGTCAAATGGAGCGAGCCGCAAGAGAAATTTCAGTCAAAAAAAGGCGAACAAGCCGGTTTCTAAGGCCGACCTTTAATAGGGTGTCTAATCGCCCCGATACGGAGCGATCACTGCACGGTGGACACCTATACCCAAAAACCCTTTTTAGAGCCGTATAGGGGATTCTAGGAGGGGTTTTTGGGGTCAGGCTGTACAAAAATTGGAAGGTACTGCTCTATGTGTGGAATATCAGACTGGAACCCCAGATTGCAGGCAAAAGATGGTATTGAGCGCCAGTTTTGCGGTGCGGCTACCGGTTATGATACCAGAGTTGAAGCATTGGATATATGCTGGCTGGAAATGACAAAGAGCGCCAAGACCAAATTTAGGAAAACAAAGAAAACAGAATATGAAACATTAGTATCGCATGAATTAAAAAAATGATTGATTATATTCTAGATATAATAAATGCGGTATTATACTGGCTGGAAGGTTATCTGGCTCTGTTTACTATCGCAGTACCTAAAAATAAAAATCCACTGTTTGCCGGTTCAAATAAACCAATTAAAAATATTGATAGTTTTCCTGACAATAATTTTTTTATAAGTTTAGCTATATTTTTTGTAATAGTTTTATTTATTGTGAATGGTTGAGGTAAATATCAATGAAGACCAAATACATCAGGCGGAACAACGCGCCATAGAGATGGGTGCCATTAAACATAGCATAACAAAGGGCGCAGGGAACCTAGCCGGCTTTGTTGGTGAATTACTTGTACTTGATAATATAGGTGGCTTACTCTGCGACACCTATGATTATGACATTATATATAAAGAAGATATAAGGGCAGACGTTAAGACTAAGCGGACAAGTGTAAAACCCCTTCCATACTATGAGTGCTCCATTGCTGAGTACAACACTCATCAGGATTGTGATGAGTATATATTTGTCCGCGTCTTAAATGATATGTCTAAAGGATGGCTACTCGGCTGGATTCCTAAAGATGAATACTTTGCCAAATGTTCTTTCAAAAAGAAGGGTGAAGTAGACCTGCGAAATAATTACACAGTTCGCGCCGATTGCTTTAATCTTCCGATTTCAGAACTCCGCAGTTTCTAACCGCTAGGGGTTCATTCTTTTCTTATATTTATTCATCAGCCTGCGGTTGATCGCCTTCGGGCCAATATCATCATACATAATGGGACGCTCTGGAAACGACCTGTTCCACTCCCTGATTAGTCTTTGCGCCATCCTATTATTACCATCGCTCATATAATCAAGTATTCTGGGATGTATCTTACTGTATCTATATTTAACGTAGGCCGCTCGCTGTCCTTTTGTCTCTACTTGCCGAGCCAATCTTCTTGGTATAGTACCGCCGATTGGGGCTACGTTTTTTACAGCCCGTTGAGCCACGTGCCAGCCCAAACCAAACTCATCCATATCTTTTAATAATTTTTGCAGGGCAACGTATGATTTCATGGCATCCTGAGCTATCGCAGGTTTAGCCGCGAACTCTAACGCCCGCCATTTACTTTCAGAAGCGATAATATCAGATACAATACCGAAAGCTCCGACAGCACCAAAATTATCCAGCACATCATTTAAACCAAACCCACCTTCACCTACCTTATACTGCTCATCATATATATCCGTACCAGCCAGTAGGTCAGCAAGCATTCTCTTGGCGGCGTTTACAAATAGTCCACCAGCCATTCCCCCAGCCGCAAGCCTTAAAGCAAACGCGGCGTTCTTGTTATCTATAACTTCTTTCTTAAACTCTGTTGCAATCCACTCAGCTTGTCTATAACCAAAGCGCTTGAACAAAAAGAATGGTCGCCACTTAGGATCGTTTGCAAAGTCTGGTTCCCGTAGAACATTTTTCTGAAGTTGTGTGTCTCTGGAGAACTCATACATTGCGCGGGCCATATTGCGGGGTGTTAATCTTTTATTTATATCTGTTACACCCATATCTTTTAGATTGCTCATGGCCCATTTTTTTCTGGCTGGAATATTGGTTTTCTTCGCTATTCTCTGCCATTTTAATGCGGCCTCATATCCAGTATATGCTGACACTATTGCATTGACCCTGTTTATACCTTTAAAACCTAGCGCCGCCCTTGTGCCCGGTATAGGTATACCCGTTGTTGTAAAGTCAGCAAACCGTGACATCAGAGTGACGTCTTTAGGGCGGTAATCCATAAGAATTTGATGAAGCTCTAAAGAACCGGCACCTGTATATTTTTTCATTTGATCTCTATATGTTTGATCAGATAAAAATTTATAAGTACCGCGAAAAAATGGGGCATACCCAGCTTTTAGAACGCTTGATATAAATACTTGTGTAAAGTTTGGAATAGTAGCAAACCCCAATCCTATTTTAGTAGCTACCTGAAAGTTTACTAGATCATTTAAAACATTTTTTGCTTTTGGATTCCAATTATGTTTTCTATCAATTTCAATTTTACCGGTATAAGAATCAAATGCTTTGCGTAATAAATTAGCCTCTTCGTGCAAGCCCTTATTGTGTAATGCGTTTATTCTATTGTATACCTCTTCACCTTTCTTACCGGCATTCTTAACAAAACCAATTTTTTTAGCCAGATTACTGGAATAATCAGTTAGCACAACACCAGCATCTCTTTCATAAAATTGCTCAGGTAATCTTTTTTTCTGTCTGGCAATCTCTAAATTCTTATTAACAACAATAAACTCACTAAATACTTCGTCACGCATAGATTGAAAAGCCTCAGCATAGGTGGCTCTTTTATTCTCCTGCTTCTCTATTTTTTTTCTTATGTGCTTTAACGCGCTTATGGTATCAGGTGATAGTTCATTGGATTGCATTGCTAATATTATCCTGTCTTCTAGGCCTTTTTGATCTGATAATTTATCACCAAGCATACGCTCGTCTTTTGGTATTATTTTATATAAATCATCCCTAAGGGTGCGGAATATTTTAGAACGAATAACCAATGGAAAATAATTCTCTTCAAATGGAGCTACATCAATACCTGACTTTTTTGCCATATTATAACCGGCAGTAAGTATTCTACGATAGTCTTTTACCCTGTTTATATCAGCTAGTTCAGAACTATCTAAATCTTTTCCTAATTCTTCTCTCTGTTTTTTACTTAAATTGTGTAAGCCTTTTATTACTTCTCCATCTTTTGTTACATATTTAGCCCTGTCAAATAAATAAAATAATCTTTTATTCATAAGATTAGTACCGGCATCCATATCATAAAAAACCTTAATCAATTCCTGCGCAATTGGGTCGTCACCAACTCTCGCCTTCTTTGGTTTGAGTGGATCAATAACCATTGTTTTAATAGGGTCAACTACTGCTGATTTTATACCTAATATTTTTTTGTATATTTCTGGTGGTAGTGCTTTTTGCATCAATGATTTCTCAGACGCTTCTTTTATAATAATACCCTTAGATTTCCAATCTTTAATTTTATCTTTAACGTATAATCGAGACTCTAAGTTTTCATTTAAAACTCTCCTTTGCTCATATCCTTTCTTACCTGAACCATCTAACTTATTATATCCAGTATGATATTCTCTTCCTTTTGTTTTATGTTTTCTTAATTTTGTTTCCTTACCAAGAGCGCGATCAACTTCTATCTTTAATTCTATATCCGATAGCCCAAGCTCTTTTTTACCTAAGCCAAAGAATTGTTTTCTCATCTGCAACCCAACATTTTTCCCCGTACTGTCTGTCTTTCTAAACCACTTCTCAGTTTGAAAAAATTCCTGCTTTGGCTTACTAAACTTTTCTTTTGTCTTTATATCCTGTAATTCTAAAACGGTATCATTACGCCGACTTGAAGTCCAGTCAGATAATATTTTAACTTCTCTACCCTTTTTATTAGTCCATACTTCCTCACCCCTAAGCATTCCTGCCCGCTCTCTCGATAAGGCTTCTGCACTTTCTGCTAGTTTATTTTCGTACTCAGCTCCTTTTAGTGCTTGTTTTGATGGTGTAATTACCTTCTTAGCAATAGCACGGCTTAACCCGAGACCGCCAATTACACCGGCGGCATGTATATAAGAGTCTACCGATGGAAGCTCTCCCTCTAATACTGGGCCTGCCGTTCCAAATATTCCTACTTCAGCACCTTTTTCTACTGCTTTAGCCTGCCTCAAGCCCATGCCTCTGGCCCTCGCGAGTTGTCCGGCTTTCGTTCCTAATCCACCAGTAGCGGCGCCTAATGTCGCGCCAACCGTAGCATCTTTTAATGTAGATACAAGTTTAACATCATCATTGGTTACTTTTTGACCTAAGCTGGATTGAAGACCAGAATAAAACCCAAGACCGGTTGCCCCTGTAACTGCTTTTAGTTTTGCCTGCTCAGCTACTTTTGGAAAAGCATTTTTAACAGCTACCTGCGCTAATCCTCTTCTACCGCCAGCTTTAACAATCTTTTCTACAGCTATCTTCTTTATGGCGGCGGTACCAATCCCGCCACCTAAAAACATAGATGCTATATCGGTAGGGGTTAGGAAACTCAGAACAGTAGCACCAATATCCTCCATCATATTGGGATCGTATTCTTGATCAACATTAAACACAGGCTTACCACTCATAACCTGTTGAGCCATACCCTCTATGCTTTGATTATAACCCTGCTTTACCCAGTCTGGTAACCAACCTCCGGGTATGAATCCATATAACTTTTCATTTCTGGGAGATTGCCCCCCAGACAGCATACCTAAATAATCTTTAGAAGTAAGGGGCATTCATTAACCGGCCTGTCTTGCTGTCGCCGCCCTCACAGCTGGATATCTCTTTTTAGCAATACCAGTTCCCAAGCCCTGTAAAAATTCCTCTGCACTCTCACCTATACCAGCCCTAATAGAAGCTCGTATTAGTTCTTCAGACTCTTCTTCAGAAACATCACGGCCTAATATTTTACCTATTATCTTAGCACGTTGCTGTGTTGTTTTACCACTTACTTTACCAGACAAATCGGACTGTCTAATTTTTTCAACATCTGGAGTAACCGCTACCTCTTGAGGTTCAACTCCACCTGCGGCAATAACCTTACCGCCAACTTCAGCAACAGCACCACCACCAGCAGGCTCTTCAATACCAGCAAAAATCTTGCCAGTTTCAGTACCCTCTAATAAGTAATCAACGACCGGATCATGGTCTTCTACCTCAACAGCCCCTATAGGTGAGGTTCTCTTTGTTTTATCTTTAAAGAACCTTTGTTGCTTTGCCCGATATTCTTTTTCAATCTGTATCAAGCCTTTTCTGGCAATTTCTATGTTTTCTTCTGATTCTCCTTGTGTTTTTATAGTATTACTAAAGCGTTCATAGCTAGGCCCAAATTCTGGATCGGCAAGTATTTCATCCGACGTATCAGCAATATCACCTAATAATTTATTTCTTCTTACAACAGCTTTATCATACAATGGGTTAGACGGATCAGCGGACTTTAAAAAATCAGCCAATTTCTGGGCCTGCTCTTCTTCAGTACCATAAAACGATTCCCTATAAATGCCTTTATTGCTTTCCTGCTTTTGCCAGTTCTGCTCTAGGTCTGCGGCTATATCATCATACTTTCCACCACCCATAGACCTGTATATCTGCGCCCTCTGATAATCTGTTCTCGCCGCACCAATCAAATCATTTAACTCTTTATCTTTTCCCATTTTTTCCATGCGTTGATTATTTAAAGCACTCTGTTCCTTATTGATCCTAAGTGTTTCATCAGCCCTATCCTGCGAGCGTTCCTGTAACGCTAATCGTTTATCTTCCCTAGCGCCAGCCTGTATTTCTTTTAAACCTTCCATGAAATAATCAAACCCCGACTTAGGTTGATTCATTCCAGCATAAGCTCTATATATTTCATATTCACTTGGCATTTTCTATACTCCTTTTACGGTTTATACCCC